TTCTGCGATATGATTTGGGACAAAGGCGAACTCGTCGAGGAAAATGATATTGAACGACATGCCTCGGACAGCACTTGCAGATGTAGAAGCTGCCAATATCTTTGATCCATTTTCCAACTCCATACTACCTTTGTTCCAGGATAAGATACCCTGTTGCATCCACTTAGGCAAGTTTTCATATGCAGTCTGTAGTCTACCAAGTAGTTCTCTGGCAGTTGCTGCTTTGTTTGCTAGGATACCTACATTAACACTATCATTAAAAACAATATAATGCAAGAGGTATGCCACACAGGTAGTAGACTTACCAGTCTGTCGTGGCATCTTGCATATATTGAATCGTTGCTCGTGGAAGTTACTAATCAACTTCTCCTGAAAGTCATACATCTTAAATGGCACAAGACCTTCATCCAAGGAAACAATTTTAATATAGTTCCTTGCAAAATATATTGGGTCTTGTTTACACTTGATAAACTCCTGAACCTGTTCTACACTAAACTCTGTTTGTGTGTTAGCTTTCTTTAGATTCGGGTTACCAAGATAGATATCCTCTGCCATTACTTCTTCTTACACTTACACTTATACTTAGCAAATGCAGCACCTAGAACTATTACTATAGCTGCTATGCCAATACCTGCACCCCAACCAATACCTTGTGGTTCTGGTTCAATGAATGGTGCTAGTTCAGGTACTTCCTGAATCATTTTCTGTGCTTCCTTTGGAATAGGAAGATCTTTAAGTAGTTTTGTAGGCATGATTTTACTCCGTTAATGTGCCGTGTGCTCTGCGGATCTCTCGGAGATCCTCAAAGTTTTTTTGCTTAGTGCCACCATCGTATGCCCAAGCATATCCTTCAGTTATCATCTGTTCGTTTAACGAAAGATCAGAGTCGCCAACATAGAGCCAACCAAGAAGCCTACCATACTTCCCAACCCCACCCTTAAGTTCAGTTCTAACAGTGAGTTCTTCATCGCCTTTAATTGTCTCCTCTAATTTCCCCTTCAACCAATTGGTCGCATCTAATCCAAGTGCCTTCTCCTCCAAGTCCCTCGTTCTCTTCTCTGGTGTGTCCACTCCAGCAATCCTCACTCTCTCCGTCTTCGCTAGGTCGAACCCTAGGTCTATTATCACATCTATCGTGTCTCCGTCTAAGACCTTCTTGATCTTCGTAACACGGAAGTTGTAGCAGCTCTTTCTGCTCGGTGGAACCATTGCACCCATCGTTGAAATCCTCAAGTGAGCTATTTATGGTTTCTTCAATAGGTGCTCTATCTTGTAAGGATTCATGCTCCCTTATCTTTTGAATCCATTCACCAGAAATATTTGCTAGTAATAACTCTATCATTTTGGAACTATGTGCATACCTACTGTAACACAATACCTTCCTTCTCTCTCCCAGATGGACATAGTTTTGTCAACAGCTCCACCATTAAATAATACTGGTGACACTGAATGTGTTGCCCATCCAGGAAAGATAACAAAAGAATTGTTTTTATATTCAACAAATTCATCTGTATTATTAAAAGTTAAATCACCACCAGTAAATTTCCGTGGTTCCTTATTAAACCAGAATAATGCAGTTGCAAGAGTAGCATCCTCATGAGGTTTATAATAATCTGCATTTTCATAATAAGAAACTAAAAACCATAATTCGTTAGTACCTGCTGCATTAAGATTTGTAATATGTACATTAGAGTATTCAATTACATATTGTTCTAATTTATCTTTAAGTAATCTAATAATTGATGAAGCATCTTCTCTACAATATACATTACGAAGAAATACACCTTTATTATTTTTTATAACTTCTCCATCAACCCTTGCTGAACCACTATTCTCTGGCGGTTGCATTAAATAAGAGTTGTTTAAAAACTGCAACTCATCAAAAATAAGACGCAACTCCTCATCAGAGAATACATCTCTTTTTAAAAGATATGGTACTTTATCCATTACAAATACGCTTTAGATATATTAGTTGCAAATCCTATGACAGTAGTACCTGCTGCCAATACTGCTGCAGCACCAATGACCCATTTCTCTACAACTTTTAATCTTTCTCTTAACTCGTCTTGCTTCTCTTCCAATCTTTCAATCTTCAATTGCATCACAGTTATTCTTGTCTCCTGTGAAGCATCTAATCCTAAGTCAGTCATTTGGCCAAAAAGTATCATACATGAATATGTAGTATATGCTAACACCTACTCCCGATAAAAGCAAGCCTAGCATAATATTAATTGACCAAACTACTTCAGACATATGCTTGTGCAGCAAGCCAAGTTGATAACCCTAAAGAAGTTCCCATGATAGTGAGTCTACTCATCCACCACATAATCTCGTGCTTATGTTTTGTAATAGTAGTCATTTTTCTAAAGTTGCAAAGTCAATAAAATGAGGATGCTCCCGTAGAAACGGAACATCCTCTTTTGCGTCTTGTATTGCCTCGTAGGAATCTACAGCGTACTCGCAGATTTCTAAATGACGAAGTTGTGAGTCGTGATAACCGACTGTATAATGCTTAGTCAGGGGCATGATAGTTTCAATCCCATACTGTCATTATTTATTATAGCATGGTAGTAATTAATACCTAATTGTGTGTTGACTCACTGACTGTGTTAGAGTATCAAAGCACCTATGATAAATCCTTTACCAAATGAAATACAAAGCATCTGATAATCGGTCAAATTAAATTTGTCCTGAATCTTTTTTGCCCACTTCTTATCAAATTCTTTTACTTTGTAGGCAAGTTCTTTTACTTTTTTCATTACTTTTTGTTACGGTGAATTATTTATGCATACATTAAATTTCCAGAGATACTAATTCTAGTACCATCAGATTCATAAAAAGGATATACCCCATGCTTTAACCTTGAAGAAAAGAATAGCATCTTTCCTTCCATTTCAGGACTCATTTGATAATAATCTTCTTTTAAAGTTCCATCAGTATCTGGGTATGTAATCTCAAAATTTGATACACTAGAATGCTTTTGCCCTTCCATAAAAGGTAACTTAGCTTGTTCCTTCCAATCAGTAGGAATCTTCATCCATATTACAAATGAAAATACACCACTATGATCATGCATAGGGTTAAACTCATGTTTCTTTTGAAAGTTAACCCATAAAGCACTTATAAGCAATCTTTGAGTAGTCCCAATATGATTAACTATTTTATTTGCTGATGGAAATGCTTTGTCATATTCATTAGCACATTCAATTAGAAGATTATCCATAAGATAATCTTCTTTATCTTTTAATGCTAAACTGGATGATATATGACCAGCTAGATTACCTTTCATACTAATATTATCAATCTTAGATTGATCTATTAGTTCATTGAGATATGTGATAATATTTTCATCCAAATCAATTTCTAACCACCCAGTTATGGGTGGTGTAATAGATTTGATTTTCATTGTTTAAAAAACTGTTGGTCCACCAACAGCAGCATTTTCACCTGCCAATGGATTTGATGGTGCTAGATCAGGAGCACCTACAGGAAGATCTCCTCCTAAACCAGGAACTCCAATAGATCCAGTAATTGCTTCCAAAGCCTGTGATTTAATTCCATCAATGATGGAATCCCTGTTGACATATACATATAACCCACTGCCAACAACGGCAACAGATACAGCAGCAGACGCAACAGCAAGTACATTAACTAATTTTTGCATTGTAGTAACCTCGTATATGGTTATTATATCACATTTTAAATGTTTCGTCTGATTTAGTATCAGTCGTAATCTTAAGTGGTGCTTGCTCAACTCTAATAGTTTGAACAGGACCAGCAGGTGCTTTTGCTATGATAGCTTCTATATCTTGTGCAGTAACAGGAGGAGGTCCACCATTACCATTGCCATTCATCTTCATAGTTCCATCACCCTTCTTACTAGCTGTCTGAATTCCAAAGCTAGCTAAAACTCCTGTAAAAACTGAAGCTATAAATGTCGGATCTATTTTCTGTTGTGGCACTCCTGGAATTGCCACATAGTTCAAAGTCAATATTCCACCTGACCACACCAAGACCCCAAGGCGAACAAATGTACTAATGATCGCTGCTTGCTCATCTTCATCTGGAAGGATCTTATCTTTAAGTTTTTGTAGTGGACCTTTCGTTTCTTCCTCTACAACTTCTTCCTTTATTTCTTCAGGCATAGTTATAAGTGTAACTAGCTCTTATTTAGCATCTAGAAACCCTTGCTTAATCATCTTCTGCAACTCTGCAGTACTACCAGTGAATATAGCATTATTGGTAACATTGTTTGTAGTCTTATGTTTGGTCTCATCAATCTCCTTAACTTTCTTCTGAAGATCCATTAACTTATCAGCAATGTCAGCAGTGGACTTTAGTACCTGACCTGCAACCTCATATGCTCTTGGAGAACTTGATTCTTCGGCAACCTCCATAATACCATTAAGAGTCTCTTGACCCTTTTCTATTAAGGAATATAACTGACCACGAGTATATTCATAGTCTTTATCTATATCAACTTTTGCTAGTTGATCTTTTCTTTTAGCACCCCCATTTTCGGGTATATCTGTAGCTTCAACTTCTACTACTTCAGAAGAAGTATTTAATGCTTTGTCAATTTTTTTGGACATTTTCTGATCCTCCTTCAAAATCATGAATACTTTCCGATCCACCTATAGCAAATGGATTGTATTTTGCAGTAGCAATTCTATACATTTTCTCATGCATAGTAACTACCTCTTCAGCAGATTTCTCAAACTCAGGTGATGATTCATGCCTTGATGCGTATAGATCTGCTATCTCTTCTTCAGGTCTTGGGTTATAAGCATCATCTGCATCAGAAGATCCATACATATCAAATCTGTCATTAGTTGCTATAGGCATATCATCAAGAGGATTATGTGGTCTATCATCAAACCAGTCATCCTTTGGTATTTCAGGTAGTGGGATCATACATCCTCTTGTCTAGTTGGACTATACTTCTTGGAATCATCAAACATAGTAGTAGTTTCACTGAATCCAAAGTCATCTTCAGGTCCAGCAGTAATTGGATCTGGGGTAACCGTATACCTCATCTCACGCTTAGCTTGCTGAACATTAGTATCTGCATAGTAATCGACCTGAACCTTCTTAATAAGACCATCTGTACTCTCAGCAACAGGACCAAATAGATAGGTCTTAGCAACAAACTGGAATGTATACATCAATACTCTTCTAGTTGAGAAGTCCCCTTCATACTCATCAGTGAATGATATATTCTCTAATACAACTGGTATATCTCTTTTTTCTCCAATAGAACTTACTAGATCTATTGTAACATTAAATGCTGGTTGAAAGAATGGAAGTATCTGTTCTACAATCTGTAATGCATCATCATTCAACTTAGTCATTACATTAAGTTCAAACCCTACATTATAAGGTACTGGTAAATATACTTTCTTTGCTTTATTATCAGCATCTACTGCTTTAAAAGTTCTAGTTATACTTGACTTTCTACTAGAATCATAATTCATAGAAGTCATTTCAAATGACATCCTAGGTAATGTTATTGCAGTTGCTTTTGTTAATTCTTCTTGTTGTTGAAGTTTAGCAAGAAACTTTTGCTTAGGACCATATATCAATGGAACCTTAGTTTCGCTAATAGTACCGCCCTGTCTATCATCATGCTGAATATGAACATCGTTGAACAATGTACCAAAAGCAATAATTGTTTTCCTTAATATCTCGTGGTAAAAATAAGTACCTAACATTATACTATACCAAATGGGTTATTTTCAGTGAAGTCGAGAAGAGCATCACCAGCAGTTTCAAATTCATCATTCATAAAGTATTCATCACCTTGTGCTTGACTACTTATATCATCAGAATAAGAGAAGACTTGGTATCTAGCAGAAGATGCAGTTCCAGTAATGTACTCACCAGAGTAGAACTCTCCAGTATTTATCGAGATTTCTAGTTTTCTGTTAGCAGCATCCCATTTCTTAACATATGCTTCAACACCAGATAGTGATCCAACAACCCTTTCATTTATGTGATATGTTCCAACACCAATACTCAATGGAGCACTGATAGAAACAGTTGGAGTTGCTTCATAACCAACACCAGCATCCGTTAGATATATTCTAAACATTGCATCATTGGACAATGTGGCAACAGCAGTTGCTTGTACTTGACCTGCCTTAGCACCAACCATAGCACCAGTACCAACAAAGGTAACACCAGATGCAGTTCCAGTACCACCAAGGGAAGTACCAATACCAACACTGCTAGTACCAATAGATGTTACTTTAGCACCACCAATAAGTGTCACAGCACCAAAAGTCTTGAAGTTAATAGTATGACCGATAGCAATATTTGCCATAGTATTAATACCAACAATCTCCATCATTCCAGCAGTTGCAATACCAGTAAACTGATACTGTTTGTCAACATACTGAGGATGTTGAATTGTTACAATAGGTGGAGAAACATAGTTATATCCTGGCTGAGTAATTCTAATAGATGCGATACCACTATTAGTTAATGTTGAAGTTGCAGCAGCACCCACACCTGGAGTTCCAAATCCAATAGTAGGTGGTTCAACATAAGCAAAACCTGGATTAGTTATAGCAACATAATCTATAGAAGCAAGTTGACCTTTAGTAGTTGTAAATCCAACTACCTGACCTAGAGATGTTGATACACCAGCAGGAGATGGTGATACACTAATAGAAGGTACTGAAGTATATCCAGAACCATCATCATTCAATGTAATCTTCTGCAATGCACCAGATAGTGCAAAGGTGTCAACAGATGCCTGAGCAGTAGATCCTATACCAGCAAGACTTACAGTTGTAATATATCCTTCTTCACTCAATCTTTCATCTATACCAACAACATTGGTATCGATAATCTCGTCTTGTAACTGGAACAGTTCACATTGAAGTTCGTAAGTATAGTTCTTACCTAACTGGAAGAATGGTTGCTCATGCTCAACATGCTTAATCTCAAATAATCTTTCTCCTAATGGGAACCATATTAAATCACCTTCCTTAGGTCTAGTCCCAAAATCAATATCTCCATCTCTAGCAGCATTTAAATTTGTTGAATTAAATTGAAATGGTGCGATAAAGTCCTCGAACCTTTCTCTTGATATTGTTAAAGTAATCTCATTCTGTAAGTTGATCCCAAACTTAGTCATTACATCACTACCTTTAGCATATCCCTCATAATTATTAAGGTATGCTTCCACAATATAATTATCATTAAACTTTGATGACTGAACTTCACCTAAGATATCGTCAGTAACTATCTGTTTCCTTGGTATATAATATACATCAATACCATGAATAGACAAGTGTTCATCGACCAGTGACTGTATCAGTCTCTGCTCATCAGGTGAACCATGTTGGAAAAATGGAGATAAAGGCATTAACCTATCATGTCAAGGACTGGGATTTCATAAGTAGATAGCATTTTCTCTTCTATCTCTCTTATCTCTAGGTCACCATCTTCATAGATTTGACGACCATTAAGTTCTATACCACCAGGAAGTTTTACTCCTTGGAATTTAATGAGGTTCTGACCCCATTGTTTTTTAATCTTTGCAACTAAATATCTCTTCAAGAAAGAATCATTATACACTGCACTATAATTTGCAGGATCCATTATCCTGTAACAATCAATAATTATCCAATGACCTTCAGTTGCAGAAGCCCAATCAATATCCATATAAAGTCTATTGTTTCTCTTATTATATCTAATCTGAGTAGATGTAGTCAATAAGAAATTAATATCCTCTAGATATGTCTTAGTCATAGAATAATTTAGGAGACCATCATAACCCATATTAAAAGCAATATCATTCAAAAATAACTGATACTTCAAGTTAAACATACCATTACTAAGTCCACTACTATCAAATTGATGGACTCTTTCTATACCAAGTACAGAATCTGGAACTGTTATAAAACTTTCATTCTCTTCAAATACACCAGATACAGTAGATGTACTAGCAATACCTACACTAAATCCACCACCTCTTGACCTACCCTTTCTAATATCATTCTGTGTAAGTTGATATTTGAGAACTACTTTCTCAACACCATCAAAATGTCTCTCATAGAAAAACTGTAAAGAGTCATCCATTAAGTCATCAACTTGCTCATCGGCAACATTAATCTCCAGAATTGGAGCACCTAATTGTCTTAAACAATAATCTTGTAATGTTGCCCTACTATTTGGTTTTGCCATTAGAAGAATCCTCCATCGATGGAGTCAGTCCATGTTGGGACTCCAGAAGCGTTTGTGGTCATTACATAGTTAGAAGTAGTTAGGAAACCAACTGTGCTTGCTGTACTTACTAATCTTCCATCTGCTTCAAAGTAACCCATACCATTTGGACCACTGTATCCAATACCAGTGCTTCCACCTTGATCTGAGCGATAGTATAAACCATTCTTGAATGTACCATATCCAACTACTTGGAAGTTGTCTTGAACTGTTACTTGACCAGCAGCAGAATCTAGAACTAGTTCGCCGCTATTAGTTTCAATCTTAGTAGTAGAACTACCAGCACCAATCTTAATGTCAAATATAGTAGTAACTCCAGTAACAACAACTTCATTAAAGGTACTAATTCCAGTAATTTTAATGTTTCTGCCGTTAACTTCATCATAAACAACATCACCTATAACATTTAAGTTACCAGCGACAAATATGTCGTCTTGGAATGTTGCTATACCAACGAAGGTTGAGAAACCAGCGAAGGTCATCTCAGTAGCAATACCAGTCTGTATTCTGGCATTTGTTATTGCAAAGTCAGTTGCTAAACCAGCAGTTATCTTAGCGTCAAGAATATCAGCATCAGCAAGGTCAACAGCATTAGCAGTTACTACACCAGCAGTTGCTGTTATAGAAGAACCAATTGCAACTTCTCCCTTATAAACACCGTTATCTTTAACAGTTACAATACCAAGCATCTCTGAACCAGATGCTCTAATAATTAATCTATCACCAACACCAGATGCAGCAGAATCAGCATACATCAACTTGACAGTCTTACTGTCTGCCATTAAGAAGTCGCTATTACCTGTAGCAGTTTGTACACTGAAGTAATCACTTCTTATTTGTAATCTACCGTAAGTAGCATTACCATTACTATGCTGAACAATACTATGTCCTCTGTTGGCAAATGCATCAGTATCCTGATGATAGAACTTAAAGTCGGAGTTCTCACCCACCCTAAACTCAACATTGTCGGGGACATCTGTGTGACTGTTAAGTCCAACAGGTGAATTGATAGTTAATGATCCATCACCTCTTGTCTGACCTACCGTAAAGTTTGTAGCAAGACCTGTAGCGATCTTAGCATCGACTGCATCGAGGTTATTAACATCTGCACTACTGCTAACTGTTACAACACCTGTAGCGTTGATTCTCTCAAATCTAGCAGTGTCTAATACATCTAGTCTATCTCTAACACTAGCAGTTCCAATACCAATTTTCTGATTGGCATCGATACGCATCGCTTCAGTATTCTCAGTACTTGAAACGATAGTACCATCACTACCACTATCAGTTAAAGCAATAGATGTATCACCCTTCTGGAATGCATCCAGTTGAATGGTTGTAGCGGTTAGGATACCTAAGACATTGACATCACCAGTAATGTTAATATCACCAGCACCAGCAGGGTCAATGTTAATATCACCTGTAGTAGATTCAATGTTATTACCAGCAATCTGGATATTACCAAATGTACCACTGGTAGGAGTTACCTGACTGCTATTACCAGAAGAGTCTGAAATAGTTAAGTTAGATAGTGCTTGTAGACTGGTTACCTGTTGTGAGAATGCAACTGTACCATTTTCTTGGTCAACATAGAACGCATCACCAACACGGAAGTCTCCCTTCTGGTCAATACTTACAAATGATACCTCACCATTATTGGTCTGAGTAACTTCATTTGCTTGTATTACAGTATTAGGATCGTTACTAATATCTCCACCTGAACCAACTTGGTTAAAGTTCAGTGCGAACATTCTAAGAGTAACACCATCACCATCAGCAATTACACCCTTCTGACCGTACTCAACAGCACAACCAACTGAACGCATGTCAGCACCGAACTGACTGTAATCTGCTAATTGTACCTTAGTAGCAGTTCCAATACCACCACCTGCTTGAACGATTCTGATATCCTGATTACGGACTACATCGTCAGTCGTGGTTGTAAGACCTGCAAGACCATCAAAGTGTAATAATACCTTAGTATCAGCATCTCCAGTATGTGCTACTGTAGGTGCAGTAAAGTTGGCAGTATACTTAGCAACATCATATTCTACTCTAAATTCATCAATCCATCCTGTGACATTATTACTTCCACCATCATAGTCAGCACCAATTACTAATGGTTTAGTGGAACCATAATCGGTTGTATCAGAAGTCTTAATACCCCTCTGAGTACCATCAACAAATAGTCTTGTATTTGTACCTTGTCTTGCGAGTGCGATATGATGCCAAGCACCTGTGCCTATACCAGCACCAGAACCTGTGATAGCAGTAGTTGTACCAACACGAACATCTACTTCACCAGCAGCACGGTAAGCAATACTTAGACCTTCTGCATCAGTTCCATTTGCTCTGAAGTCAATTAGAGTTGCACTAGAGAGTCCTGTAGTATTTGTGTATGCCCAGAAGTCAACAGTAAAGTCTTTATCAGTTCCAAATCCAAGATCACCACTAGATGATAGACTAATAGAATCATTAGTACCGTCTAACTTAAGTGATGAAGTACCAAACTTCTTAACTGTAGTATCTAATTGAGCGTTATCGTTGAATGTTACTGTCTTAGCAACTCTATTATTAAGGACTTCAAAACCTGTTTGCTTGCCTGTTACATCTAGATATGTTCCATCATAGTTAGCAACAATAGCAGTACCCAATCCAGTAGTACCATCAGTATCATAGTAAGTAATAGTGTTACCTACACCAACTGTAGTAATACCAGTTAATCTTAATCGTGTCTTACCTACAGATGAAATACCAAGAGTTCCAGATACACCCTTAAGTGCTTCAGAAGCAAAGTATGTAAAGCAGTTTAGGTACTCAACACGAGCACCGTTAGTCATTACAACACCCTGACTGTTAGGTACAATAAATGTACACTCGTTAAAGAGCATTGCTGCTTCTAACGATCCTTCTGCCATCACCGAACCATCAATATATGCACCACCACCAGCAATCATAGATGCTGGAGGTGAATCTGCAGTTGAATAACCGTAAGGATCAGATGCGGTAATATTAGTACCCTTGTTCATCACGGTTACACGCTGAACATAAGGTGACCTCATGCTAACAGCGATACCAGGAGCATATCTAAACGCAAAACCAGTATTATTTGGTGTGTCAAAGAAGACATCTGCAATAGTTAAGTCTTCAACAACTGTTCTGTCATTCATTAAGAATGCGTCTTTCTGCTTAGTAGCAGATGTAGGAACAATCTTAGTTGCACGAAGACCGTTACCTTTAACAGTAAGACCTTCTGGGACTGTAATTGGGAATACCTCTTCATAAACACCACCACCGATGTTCAATGTCTCATTAACTCCTCTACTATTAGGAGCGATATTAACATTTAAACTGAATGATGTAGTGGTTAGTACAGTAACAGCAGTTGTTACTCCTGCAATAGGATCAGTTGCACGAGGATAAGTATGCGAAGTTGCATTACCATCCATATTACATGTGAATGATAATGAATTATTATCAAGGGTGATAGTATCACCTGTGGTCAACTGATGAACACCACCTGATAGAGTTAAGTTACCTGTAAGAGCATTATATGTTGCTGCATTAGGAGACCATTGATTACCAGCAAAAGAACCACTCTGAATATTAACTGCGTTTAAAGCAGTACCACCGTTATAGGTATGATCATACTTATTAGAAATTCTTTGTACAGCATACTTAATCGTTCTGAATGGTCTGTCATCAGTACGACCACGAGAAGGTTCGTTATCATCAACACCATGAGTAGCAACAAACCATACATCAGTACCAGGGTTAACTGTAGAAATACCAATTTGTGAAGGTTCCTTCCATGAAAGAGTACCATCAGCATTAGTGCTCAACATATGTTGAGTGTTAATACCAACAACTCCAGTGGAATCATATAGAGAGGTTACATAACCAGCACCAATCGTAAGGTTTACAATATCTGCAGTATTAACATCAATAACACCTGTGAAGGTTGCTGCAGTAGCAACAACTACATCAGTAACTGCTAACCCAGTCAAGGCTAAACTATCAGCACTTAAAACATTGACATGTGCAGTTGTAATAGTAGCGTAAGTACCAACCAGTGAAGTTACAACACCTGCAGTGATCTTAGCATTAACTATATCTCCTTCTGTAACATCAATTGTTGTTATAGATGCAGCAGTACCAACGATGTCGGTAATGATACCAGAAGTGATCTTAACATCCTTAAGATCTGCAGTCTCAGTATCAAATACTGTTATGGTTGCATAAGTACCAACTATCGATGTAACAACACCAGCAGTAATCTTAGCATTGACTATATCACCTTCCGTAGCATCAATCGTAGTGATTGTAGCTGCAGTACCAACGATGTCTGTGATAATACCAGAGGTAATCTTAACATCCTTAAGGTCTGCAGTTTCAGTATCGAAAGTTGTAATAGTCGCATAAGTACCAACTATTGATGTAATAATACCAGAGGTAATCTTAACATCCTTAAGATCAGCAGTCTCTGTATCAAATACTGTTATAGTTGCATAAGTACCGACGGTTGAATCAACACTTAAGTCATCAACATAAGCAGTACCATCAATGTGAATATCTTTCCACTGTTGAGTAGCAGTACCAATACTGTAGGTATCGTCATCATCAGGGATAAAGTTAGAATCAATGTCTGCATTGAATACAACATTATCTGTTACAGAATCACCAAGACCAATTGTACCGCCATTGAATGTTACATTACCAGTGAAGGTAGTTGCACCACCAACTCTAAGGTCATTGGTAATATGAACATCTGTTATAGTTGCATAAGTACCAACAAGTGATGTTACAACACCAACATCAACATAAGCATTAGTAGCAATCGCAACTTGAGATCTTAGATTTGTAACTGCGAAATCTGTTGCTAAACCAGTAGTAATCTTAACATCATTAAGATCAGCAGTCTCTGTATCAAATACTGTTATGGTTGCGTAAGTACCAACCTGTGATGTAATAATACCTGCAGTAATCTTAGCGTTAACTATATCTCCTTCTGTAGCATCAATTGTTGTTATAGTCGCTGCAGTACCAACGATATCAGTTATGATACCTGAAGTAATCTTAACATCCTTAAGATCTGCTAATTCAGTATCAAAATTAGTAATGGTTGCATAGATACCAGTTATCGATGTGATAACACCAGCAACAATATTACCATGTATAATGTCAGTTACTGTAGCATCAATCGTAGTGATAGTTGCAGCAGTACCAACAATGTCGGTAATGATACCAGCAGTAATCTTAACATCTTTAAGATCAGCAGTTTCTGTATCAAATACAGTAATGGTTGCATAAGTACCAACCAATGATGTTACAACACCTACATCAATGTAAGCATTAGTAACAATACCAACAGCGTTAACTAAATTTGTAACTGCTAGATCAGTTGCTATACCAGCAGTAATCTTAATATCCTCAACACCAATATCATTAACATCTATTTGTGGAACAGTAGCAACACCAGTAATGTTGACATCACCATCCACATCGAGCAACGCTGTAGGCGTGGTAGTCCCCACGCCGACCCAACCGTCGCTATTACCAGAAACCCACTTAACATCACCTGAACCAATTATTAACTGATCGTCTTGCTCTGGATATCTAACATCTTGTCCTTTACCAATGATAACATTGTTACTACCAGTATTATGAGTACCAGCAGAATTACCAATAGCTATATTATCACTACCATTAACATTGTATAAAGTAAACGCACCAATAGCAATGTTGTTGCTCTGGTTAGTTGATATACCAGCACCCCATAGTGCTTCACGACCTATACCAATGTTCTGATCGTGATCTTCTTTACCACTATTTGTGGTAATACCAGATCTAACAACTATGAAACCATAAGTATCTGTTAATCCAATACTACCACTTGATAAGTAGATAGCATCATTTGGATCAGTTAATAAGGCAAAGTTATCCTGTCCCTTAACTGTAATCTGCTGACCAATTAATTTTGCTAGATGAGCATTAGTACAAGTACCAATGTTAAATGATAGGTTACCAGTAACAGCATTGTTAATGGTTCCAAGGTCACCAAGTTGGGATATCTCAAATGCCCAATCTCCACCCTGTATGTTGGAGAAATTATCTGTAGTACCATATACTCTGTAAGCATATGGATCATTACCCAATGAACTACCATCAGAGAATGAAATGGTACTGGCATTACCAGTCTCACCATAAGTGATAACAGATTGAGAACCTAAATCCTGTGCTACCTTATCACCAATATAGATGTTATGCGAACCTTCTGCTTCTTGACCAGCAAAATGTCCTAAGAAGAGGTTGGATTCTGCCTTAGTCTTACCACCCTTCTGGAAGGCACTGTGACCAATAGCAATGTTTCTCTTAGTGTTATTACCTAAACCAGCTTGTTGACCTGCCCAGTTACCGATAAAGAACCCCTGACGATCACTACCATCAGTTTCTAGTTCACCTGCTTCTCTACCAATTCTTATTAACTGCGTTCTGAAATCTACATTATCTTCAATTGTTGCAATACCAGTAACCGTGAGGTTCTTAGTAGTGGATGCATGACTTACATTAATCTGCTCAAACTGTGCAGATGTTGAATTAAAATCGTTGTATGTAGCACCGACACCAGAAAGAGCACTGATAATACCTACCTTACTTTGTAGGTTGAGAGTATCAGTAATGTCAGTTACATAAAGAGTAGGGATAGTACCTACACCAGTTATATTCCAGTTTCTTGCATTTACTTCATCATATGTTAAATCGCCTGTGACATTCAAATTACCACCAACTGTTAAATCAGAAGTAACTGTTGCTGATGCACCTACATTAAGATCAGTCTGAACATTCCAAGATACAACTTGCCCTGAGGGGTTAAGGATAACTGCCTTAGAAGCAACTGGCTTACCAAAGTCAGCTGGGTTCTCTGGCAACATTTGAGTGTAATACTCACCACCAACAACAATTGGAGGTTGAGTAGGGCCAGCTGGGTTACCAATATATAATTTCTTATACGACTTACCAGCACCTACATCAGATGTATCGTAGGTATATACTAATTCACCAAATGATACACCAGTTCCAACTGGTGCTGCGGTTGGTGGAGAGGTTCCTTGCGTCCTCTTGATCAGAATCGTTGCGGCCATTAGTATTCCCCTCCATCAATTGTGGTGGATGGTAAGTTAGTTTGCGTTATAAATTTAGCGGATGCTGAGTCATAAACTAGGAAACTACCGTTTGCTAGATTATTGGCATTAACATCAGAAAGTAAAACTAGTTTACCTCCTCCACCGCCTCCCCCTAAGGAGCCGCTGGCAATAACCTTAACTTGGCTGCCAGTACCAATTCGTAAAGAAGGCATTACCTTGTTACCCCTGCTCTAACATTGATCATTCCTTCAACGACTTTTACCTTACTAGTACCGTCATTCAAAAGAACATCATAAAGGTAACGACCAGGTTTTATGTCGGTTGTTATAGTAGATGCCATCGAAATCTGGATCTCTCCGTCCAATGGACTGGATATAGTCGAAGCAAAGGCAACATAGTTTGTACTACCTGCCCATTTTCTTAGTTGTGCTGACGCTGTAAAACCTGCTAGATTCAGGGTAGTATTATTATCATTATCACCAAGTGCAAATAAGTGCTCAAAATCAGTTCCCTGTTCAATCTGCAAATTAGAGACAAAAATTGCCATCTGCTATGCTTACTATTATCCTATAAGGTATTTAGTTTCTTTATCTCTACCACTAGCATATCAACCTTTTTGTGAAGAGTATCTATGTCTGCTCTTATTAATTCAATATCAGTTAGATTAGAAGTATCCTGTGGACCTGCTTCTTCACCATAATGAAATCTTAAAAATTCTTTGTGTGGATCTCTCATAATTTTGCTGTAATTTTTGCAAGCATGTCTTTGATTTCAGAAATCTCATGCTTCATGTTATCTATGTCTTCTCTCTCCTTTGCTCTTTTAGACTTTGCTTGTTGATACGCAGAAAACCCAGAGCTATCAGTATTAATGATAGCTCCTGTTTCTTCATCCCTATACAAATTAGGGTGTCCTTTTACTGGGATCATGCTAATGCTAGTGCTCGAACATTCTTAATGATTGGAATATCAGCTTGGTTTGTTCCACTTAACACGATTTTAATAACAAATCCTGTAAATGGTGACAAATCATTTCTAGTGTACTGATACTCATTCCACTTGTATGCTGGAAGAATAAACTTGTCTGCTTGTCCATCATTGGCAGCAGAGTCAAGCATTGTATCTCCAAAGCCATCACCCGTGGTATCGACACTATTTAAGTATCCTGGGAATAACTCAAAACTCTGTTCGATTTCACTGGAGTCGCCTCTTACCAAACTGTACATAACTCTAAAATCAACTGATGCAGGTCTAAATGCATCAAATACAACTTTAAGAGAAGTTGCAGGTTGTTTGATGTTTATTATCTTTGATTGATAATATGAGGTATGTAAATCTCCTGTTAGAACATTAGCTCTTGGATCAGTAGCATAATTACCAATTGGTTTATTAAGTCTACTTGAAGTGAACTGAACATTTGCTGTGTCTAAACACAACATAGGAGAACTCCAGAAATTACCACCGTTAGAAATAGCAATCCTTGTTGTCAAAGATTTATTCCTGAATAAGGAAGTAAGACTATTCTTCTCATTAACTTCGGAAGCAACGATTCTAGTACTTGGTAATTTAGTCTCTTGATTAACTGCACATGGTAAGAATCCAAGATCAGTAAATGATGTTTCATTACCATCAACACTAGTTCCACTAACAGTTCTTACATTAACAACTGCAGAGTCTGTTGCCCCTGGAGTAGTTACATCGAATGCTGGAACAATAGTATTATACTGGATATTCTTAGAAGCGTGTGCATTAGCACCACCACCATATATCTCAGCATTGAATCCTAACTGAGGCATACTGAGACCGCCGTTATCAGCAGATCTACCGCCTCTATCAACTTTGATGACATAATCATCCATCTTCTTCTCTAAAGGTGATACATCATGCTCTGCATTAATCTTACTTAATGATACACCAGCAAATTCGTATTTGCTAATTACAGAACCTTCAGTATGATTGATAGATTGAGTATTATCTACTCCTCTAACAATACCACTTAGAGTGTTAATACCAACAGTTGTGTAGGAAATAACCTCATTATTAATCTTAGCATAACCAGTATTAGCAGCACTAACAAGTACTCCTTCAAATACATCAAATCCAGTACTGTCAGCGATAGAAACGCTAGTTGTAGTAGAGTTGACTAATGTAGATAATGTTGATGGTAAAGTATTGGGTTCAACACCACTAACCTCTACCTTATTACCAATACCATACATTCCGTGATTGAAATGATTGATTCTTGCATATTCTCCAGTATAAATGCTACCTGTAGCATCATACCTATAAACATCTTGACCAGAATCAACAACAGTTCCAGCTTCATGGAAGTAGTTTAGATTAGCACCAGCAGTAAATTCTTCTGCTTGCATTCCAGTTAGATATAGAGTATCTAATCCATTAATGGAGTTAATACCAATTCTAACACCAGTACCAGAACCACTCATATCAGCAGTTACAATACCGACCATATCTCCAACTTTATAACCATTACCAGCAATAGATATCGTTGCTGCAGTAATAGCGGAAGCACCAGCACCAACTGTTACACCAAGTTTTAATCCAGTACCTTTACCAGTAATGTTAAAGGTTCTAACAGCAGCAAGTGGAGTACCATAATTGAGTCCACCTGTATTGATTCCAACAACACCTGTTGCAGGACCACCCCTATCTTCGATATAACCATATCGATAAGTGGCAGTACTATCACCAACCTTTCTACCAGGAACAAATACAGTTCCTATATGACCAGGAGTTGTAGTTGTCGTAAATCCAACAGCAGCCTTCTTAGGAAGTGCCTGTATTGGATCTGTATTCAATGGTGGTAATGTTGCGTTGTTCGATCTAAGAGGAGGGTTCTGGAAGGTTATAACACCATCATCAGAAGTGAATTTAGCTCGATACAGTTTAAATGTTAAGTCCTCAAACTGAGATGGAGTCCATGTTCGACCATTAGAGGACTTGAACATGTTACCAACTAAGAATTGGTTAGCATAAACTCTACCAGCAGCAGTCGGAAGATTCTGAGCATTAAGTGCCGTCTGTCCCATTTCTGCTGTAAAGATCTCATATCCATTAGCAGGAGCACCAACAATGAAAGCATATTCAGTTGCTGGTTTCAGATACACGGGTGACGGGAATGTCACATGCGTGGGGATAGAAGCATCTACTGATGTTTGAATATCTGCAGAATTTAAGAATACAATAGCATCCTTATTGATAATCTCCTTCTTAGGAATACCAAGTTCCATCTCTCTCAACTGCACAAATGCAGGTCGAGAAGGATCAGTATCTATAGTTGCAAAATAAACATCAACCGAAGTTACATATGCACCAAACTGGTCAACCATGAATGATTGTGCCAATGGGTCATCCTGATTTGCTTCCTGTGTAGGAACAGGAGTAGGTATAGGATTGGGTATTGGGTTTGGTACAGGAACAAATACTGGAGGTCCAGGAACTGGTGGTCCAGGTATAGGATTCGGTACAGGTGGTCCAGGAACTCTCACCGTCCGAGGAGGCATTACGATGATTACTGGTGGATCTGGAGCAGGAGGTTCATGAGGTGGGGGTGGCCTTCTGTTAACAAAGGTCAGTCCGTAATTTCTCTCAATCGTCGTAGTTTCTAGAGTAGTAACTCTAACATCTGTTTGTACATTTCTTGTAGTTCCTACAGCAGTGTATGTTGCAGCACCAGAAGATATTAAAGTACTACCTCTTAGTCCAGTAGCATTAGTAGAACTTGATGTAACCTTAAATTCTCTTTCACCAGACCTAATCCTTGCTAATGGTGTTGGTGTCCTTTCTGGGTCTCTTATCCATACAGCACCGTAAACATCACCATATGCGTCTGTTCTTAATTCAAGACCAGCACCCTGTTGAGCACCAGCATTAGATATAGTTGCTTGAGCACCACTAGTTTCACCTGCAATTACAGTTCCAATAGGAAGGAATCCAAAGAAATCTCCCTGTGCAGCTGCTGCTAAAGCGTTACAGTCAATATTGATAACTGTAGAACCTTGAGAATATGCTGTAGGTAAAGTCTCATTTCTATCTAAAGGATTCTGTTCAAATACTCTAGTTGGATTTGCAAATGGACCTTCTTTGTGATCTGGTCTACAAAGTCTAAATCTGAAGGTTTCACCACCTACTAAAGCAGTAATAGTTTCACCAACAGAAAATGCTCCAATTACATTAGTAATTCCAATAATTTTTGGAACCACATCAACTGTTCCTACTTGATCAAAGAATATAAAATATCTACTAAATGGTCTTAAACACTGAACATTAAATGCTACATTCCTTGATCTACACCAAGGATCAAAAGTTTCACTAGCAATATAAGTATTTTCTGATCTAATATCATCCCTTTCAACACTTCTTACTCCACTACTTTCAGACATCCTCAACTCATCGTCACCAAAACCACCATCAATATTGTTTACTGATAATCTGGTATCATAAGAAGTTCTTCTAATGGTCTGTGTTTGTAAAGTTCTAGATCTACGAGTACTAATCCAGTTATCACTAGATGGGTTTAGAGTAACATCACCTTTAAATTTATGAACAAGGAATGGGTTTAAGTTATTAACTCTAGTAGCAAAATCCTGACTAACAAATACTTCTTCTTCATAATTAAGAGTAATCATTCTACCAGTCTTTCTGGTATTGTTATCCAGAAGTGCAAAATCTTGCGATAAATCTAATTCTTCTGGTGGTAGTTGCGTAGAAGGCAACAACTGCATATCAACAGAACTAAGATCATTAAGAGGTCTTAATTCTCCCTTATCAACATCAACATCTATTGGAGATGAAACATCAACAAAATCAGATGATTTAAATGAATCTGCAAAGAAACCACTCTTAAATCTATCAAGTCCGTCTGCATCTTTAACTTGTAAAGTAGCAACCTTTTGCTCAAGTAAAGATAATGAAGTAACCTTTTCTAAATTTCCTACACGATCTTCAATTCTACCAATATCACGCATTGTGTATCGGCGATTATCCATTAAATAAACTGCAGAATCATTAATATCATAAAGATATGCTGGCATAGTAATGACTGCAATAGTCATTCCATCTAATTCATCAGCAGGTGGTTTTGGATTATTTGATGGAGTTCCTTTAGATACAACTACATTACCAGCAGTCTTCATAATTAACTTATCAATTCTACCTAAGTAATTTTTGAATCCAAATTCTGCTGATTCATTAGGAGTTGTTATCCTTTTAGGTTCATCGTTAAATATTCTACTTGATTGGTAGAAAGGTGAAAAAGAAGCAGATGCAGGACTATACTCTGATACTCTAGGTCTAAAATCTAAAGTGTCAGTTGCTCTTACTTTATTCATTCCTATTAAAGGAATGTCATGATTAAATCTTTCGGCATCATAACTATTAACTGTAAATATATCTCCAGTATCAGCAGATGGGATTTCATATCTATCAAATACAATAGATAATTTTCTAGATGGAATATAACTATTATCAAATCTTACCAATCTAGAATAATCATAATACTGCTCTCTTTGTCCAGAATCTAATACAAATAAATCTGTAACATCTCTATATTTTCCAGGACTCACTGCCTGAAGAATGGATGATGTATTAGAATCTTGGAAATTAAGTTCTTCTAGAAGATTAAACTTGTCTGCTGTTCTATAAACAACACTTATAGAACTACTACCAGCATCAACAGAAACAACTCTTGCTACAGCATTTGTTGTTGCTCCTAATATATCTTCACCAACTATAGCTTCTGATAATATAGAATCAGTAGATGTAAAGATTAACTTATCAAAAATAGGGGCATTATTATCTAATGATTCATATACTGCTACAACTTCACTTACATCTGGATGATTTAAACAAATATGCTCGTCTTGAACTCTAGTTCCATATAATTGCTTAGAAGTTAATCCATCATTTAATGTAGAACTAGCATTAGTTCCTGATCCAGAATTGTTTGAATATATGATCTCAGTTGTCTGACTCTTAAGATAAGACTTAACTTTACTCTTAATATTCTTTTTGGATACAGTAACATTAACTCTAATACCTGATTGATTAAAATTAAGACCATTAATAGTTAAAGTATTTGTAGCAACCTCAACTTGAGATTGATCAATTTCAGCAATATTACCATTAGAATATTGTACTTGATATCGTTCTTGATCAAATGCTACAAAATTAATATCATCTATATCAATAGAACTTGTACTAACTACAAGAACACCATTAGCATCTGTAGATTCACCAGTTACTTGTTCTGAGAAAATCATCTCAGATCCAGTAAAGTCTATATCAGCAACATTAGTAGCAGGAAGTCTTAAATACAACCCACCACCATCGTTAGAAACTAAATCCTGTTCACCTATTCTAATTTGACCTTCATAGGTAGAACCTGGAAGAGCACCATTATACAAATTAGTGACAGAAGAGATTGCTCTAACTGTCATATTAGCACCAGTATTAGCAACTACTTCAACTACATTCTGTTGAATCCTACTATTACCTGGTATCTGATATCTAATAATATCACCTGGTTGGAACCTTTCAAAGGTTCTTCCTGGAGAAGTAACTACACCACCAGTTGTTATTCTTACCTGATCAGTAGCATTAAATCCAAATGGAACTTTACCATATAACTTTTTATCAGCAGTGAATGAATTACCAGATTGTGCAAAACTAGTAACATCATTCATATCATAAGTAATTACCTTCTCAACAGTTCTAGATACATTCTCTTCCTTACCATTTACAATTATCTGCTCTCCTGGTTGAAACACACCAGATGTTTGAGTTATTGTAAGAGTACTAGATCCAGCACCAGCATTTACAGCGTATGCAGTTGCTCCACTTTGATTTCCTCTAAGATAAGCAGATGCATTTACTTCATTACTAGAAACATAGTCATTTAGATCTAATGTAGTATATGTTTGAACATCGTATAAAAATAGATCAAAATCAGTTGCAGCATCTTCATACTTAGCATCAACTAAACCAAAATTATATACTTTTGCTTCACCAATTTTAGTTTTACCAGAACCAGTAGCATCTGCTAATTGAAGATCAATAGTATTTCTAAATGTAGTAATACCAGAAACATTATTAACTGTAACACTATTACCCATTTGAAGAGCAAAAGATTCTCTATTAAACTCTTCTTGAGTTGTTCTGGGTTTTAATACATCTACAGTTGTACCAAAAGTCTTAAATTCATATCCTTTAATATATGCTGTTCCTGGTGATATCTTAACACATGCTAAATCATCATTAGGGGTATTTCCTTCTACAGTCGGTTCGTTAGCATAAAACAAACCATCATTACCCTTTCTATCATTTAAACTGTTTCTAACATTAACAAAGAATGGACTTACAGTATAATCCCCAGATTCATCATGTGTTCTTTTAGCAATATAATCCCTTATCATATTATATTGGGGATCTCTCTTTTCCCATGTTTCAATTCTACCTGCTCTGACTCTCATCAATTCGATGAAATCAGTATCATCTTTTTCTTCAGTTTCTTTCTTAGTAAGTACAAGTTCTATTTTTAATCTATCTGCACCTGGAGCAGCATAGTTGGAATATCCCTTTGCATTATCATATAATTTTGGATCTTCTTTAGCATTAACTGCCTTTTCTACTACTTGCAATCCAATCCTATAGAATGGAGCATTATGGTATTGTTCTAAAATTATTGTTTGTTGATTAACCCTTACAAAAGCACCTCTTACAAAATAAACACCATCTCCAATACTAGCAGAAGTACCAATTGTTGATGCATCTATAGAAATAGTTGAAGCAAATGATGACCCTTCACCTAAAGTGGTATTCCCATAAGTAACTTGTTCTTCTAATAATAGATTTTCAGAATTTTCAAAGTACTGGAAATCTCCACTTGGACCTGGACGCAAATACTTTATATAAAGAGTTGGATGATTTTCGGTAGAAGTTTCAGATGTGATATAATTAACTACTAATGCTGTTACATCAGATGTTTCTCCTTTAATTCTTTTACCAACAATATCTTGCAAATATACTTCAATATCTGTTCCTAAATGTGTAGGATCTAACTTAACACAAAAGTACTGCCCATCATAATGGCAAGCACCAGGAACTACAACAGACCCTTCTTTAAAAATATGACTACCAAACTGTTCAACCTGATTCTGCATGATTGACTGTAAATTAGTCAATTCACGAGCTTGGACAGGATATCCTGGCTTGAATAGAACTCTATGGTAATTGTCTGTCCTGTCAAAGTCGTCGTAATAAGGACTTATATTCAGGTTAGTCTGTTGTGGCATTTTTTTAGAATTCTAATACGATTTTAATGTCTTCTTTTTGTCTCAAGTTCCTTGTAATAGATGGTCTATTATCAAGGTAAATAATGTCTCCACTGCGTCTATTTATTTCAGGATCAGCAAGACCATTTGTAAACTGAACTCCAAGATCAACAACCTTACCTGCAGGTGTAGTTGTAGATATGCCACTAAAGGTTGTATCTACATTGACACTGAAAGCAGTACTAGTGACAGCATCACCAGTTGACTGGAAATTCAAGACAGGAGCTTGTGCGGAAACTTGCTTACTATCTGTCTGATCAAAAGTTGATTGGTTATAAGAAAGACTTCTATCTTGGAAGTACTTAATAACTCTAGTATCAATATCATAAGACGCAACATATCCTCTGGCAGTACCCACTCCAGAAATATTTTGCTCAATTTGTGTTCCTATCCCAAGTGCTTGGGATGTATTACCTGAGAATTTAAATGCCTTTAAAGCAGAAAATTCAGAGGTCTGTAAATAATTTGTTCCTGCTACACCAATTGCGGTTGGATTTCTAACTAATCCAACTTGTGCAAATACAGTATCAGAAGCAAAATCATATGATGATGCATCAAAACGAGTATAAATTAGAACCTTATCAGTTCCAAGTTCTTTATACACATTAAACCCATGTCCACTTGCAGGTGGAATTATAGGTGTCAATTTGGCAAATTTAGTAGCAGAACCATTGATCGAAGAAAGATCAACACGAGCATAACTATAATCTTTACCACCACTAGTGACTTGTGCAGAAATAATTTGACCTTGGGTATTGGTCAATACTCTACATTTTCCACCACTACCATCTCCAACAATGTCAACTTCAATAGGACTAGATAGGAAATTATATCCTGTTCCAGCCTCATCAATAGATACTACTTTAATTTGGTTATTATTTGATTGTGAATCACCATTGTCTCTAACAACTTTAATGTCAGACTCAGTGGATGACTCCCACTCATTAGGAACCGCAATATACTCAGTAGAGTCAAATTTTACGATATCTGCAGGAGGAACTGTAAACAGATACTTCCATAGATATCCATCACCACTAACACCAGCAGTAGCTGGTTCAAGATCAGTAAAACTTGGTTCGTCTAAAGATGCACTAGCAATAGTTGAAATACCAGCAGCACCATTATTAATACAAATATAAACTCTATAGTCTCTATTCATCACATAATAGTTGGATGAATATAATCTACTAGAGTTAGAAACTAAAGAGCGATTGTTAGTACTATAGTCATGTCGGTACATATCATATGATGTACCTTTAGTCCAAGTAATTTTTCTAACCAATCTTCTTACATCACCAGGAAAGATCTTCCTTCCAAATAACATAGTATCATACACATGGTTATTGTAATTGATACTATCAATGGGTGAAGGTGGTTCAACAGTAGTGCTGTTCCAAGTGTCAGTTCTACCAAATCCAGAAATGGTTGGATTGGCCAATCCCAAAAACGAGTAGTATGAATTATTACCGCTAGTAATATCATCCATGAAATTATTAGCGTTTATGATCCTAAATTGATCTGTTATAATTGCTGACATTACTATCGTTTAATGAGAGTGCAAACTTTTTTTGTATTTATAAGGTTTTTCCAAGTGCTCCTGTGTACCTGAGACCAGTATTGATCCTCTTAGCGATTGGATAATTGTCCAAATCAGGATTATACTGAAGTCCTTTAGTGCTAAAAGTAATCGGACGGGCTTGATCTCTTTGGGTATTAGAGAATTTACCCCATGTAATCAATGCAGTAGGATTTGCAGTTGATCCAACACCAACTAATCCTGTAATATCAGTTCCAGAATGGATGTTACATGTGATAACACCTGTTCTAGCACTTCCATCCCATGATAATGCATGAGCATAGTATATATTATCAAGTTCAAATGTACTAATACCGATAGGATCGGAATCATGTGCATCAACACTTGTTATCACACCTGCTGCAGGTGTTATTCCTGTATTATAAAGTTTGAATGGATATCCAGTTGAGAATCCAGTCACATAAGATGAATTTTCGGAATTAACTAAGTTGTTAGTATCCAATTGAATAACAAGTCCAAGATCAGTACCAATACCAGCAGAAGTAGTAATACCAGTAACAACACCAATGTATCCTTGAACATCTTCATCCAAAGGATCTACATCATTCCAAATCTCCCAGTTAACACCTGCTTGTGCAGTTGTACCAATACCAACACCGTAAATATAAAGTCCAAATGGATCATTCAATAATCCATCAAGATCTCTGAAGTTTTCGGTATGATCAACAAATACGAAAGTGTCAGTAGCAGCAACACCAGCAATAATATTTACTGTAGGAGTAATCTGTGCTTCAAGAGAATCTCTTGCTTTAGACACTATTGCTCCACCAAATACTCTATCAACTTTTTGCTTATTCCATCTAAGTGGTTTATAGTTATCATTATTAACACCAGCACCTTGATAGAATGGTGTTTCTACAACAGATGCTGTAGTTACATTAACAACTATTCTTGGTTCTTGTTGTGCGAAATTGGTGTTATCCTTAGCAACCCTATTTAATTCTATTTCAGAACTCTTGAATAGTTCTAAATCATCACCAACCTTAATTAATTCATTAACATCAAATAAAGCACTATCAGTTCCAACTGTTCCTCTATAGAAGAAGATAAACACATCATCATTTACAGTAGGAGGTGTTTCAAAGGAAACTGATGTTCCTCCATTAAATGTATAATGCTTATTAGGTTCTTGAAGAACACCATTGACAAATATTAAAAGAACTGGTGCTAAATCAATTTGTCTAGAATCAATATCATTATTATCAATTTCAAAACTTATTAGTTGCTCTTGATAATAGAGTGGATATCTTGTTCTAGCACCATCTTGATATGCCTTGATATTATCAATATAATCAATATTACCAAACTGCCATGATGCGATATCATCACTAAAGATATCAAGTACTTCAATTTCAAATGGTTCAAAGTCATCACCAGCATCAGGATCAGTTGATAATCCAACAAGATTAAACTTATCTCCTATCTTAAATCCATATCCAAGTTTTGAGAAATTCCATCTTTGAACTTCAAATAGTTTAAATTCTGGAGATGTTGATAGTCCAATGAAACTAGTGCTTACTCCTATGATATCAACTGTTATCGAACAACCAACACCAGTAGTTGTAGTATTGCCAAGTCCTTCTCTGTAACTACCTTGAATACTTAGATACTCACCATTTGGTTGTGGTGCTTTAATAGTAGCATTTTCAGTAAATCCAGTACCACCATTAGATACATTAAAGATTAGGGATCCACCAGCACCAACAATTGCGGTAATGGTTTCCCCACTTCCTACAGTATCATGAGCACATATAGAATCAATTGTTCCAAGAGTTGTCTTATACCCAGAACCAAATGTCAAATTATGCCAAGGAGCAACAGTACCACCACTATGATAAGAGTGGTGAATAGTACTAATACCAGCGTTAATCTTAAATGTTCTAGTTGAAACAATACCAGTTATATCTAATGTCTGATCATAATCAGGGTAAATGTTAGTTGTTAAACCAACTCTTACTGTACCACCACCTGTATAAGGATGTGCTAGTGTAGATACACCAACGAATGTTGTAAAGGATGTAGTAGTTCCTACAGACCTTACAGTGTAATAGTAACCTTGAACACCGCTAGGATAAGTCTTAGATCCATATGTACATGTAACTCCAATACCTGCTAACTTGAAGTTCTCAGGTTTTACTAATCCATGATTAGCAGCAGTAAATTGTAGAACACCTGTACCAGGATTATATACTGCGTTTGTTGGAGTTAGAGCAGCACCAGACCAAGAATCAATATAAAGTGAACTTGCTGCGGCACTTACAAAGGAATGAGCGTAATTGCCACCATACTGAATTGCACCAGTAGTAGCATTGAGGAATCTATGAGTATGGTTACCGCCAGAGACTACTGCGTTAGTTGCCTCATGTCCTGCACCAATGTCATAACGATGCTCAGTTGTGTCAGTTGAAACACCGACTTGAAGAGTAATATATCCAGTCTGTTTCTTAATACCACCTGTTGTTGCACTATCAAAGGTATGTGCAAATTGATCATTAGGACCAGTTGCACCAACATCTACCGCAAATGTATTGACAGTAGTGCTTGCAATAGATACCCACTTACCATGAATAGGATCTGATACACGAGGATATGCATGAGTGGTACGATACCAATCTCTAGAACATTTCAGTGATATTGCTCCAGTATCAAACTTAAC